ACACGGATCTGCGCTGTAAACGGGATATTGCCAACAAGACTGCGGAACAGACGCCGGGCAGGCACATTGGCCTGGACTGAATCCAGCACGGAGTTCAGACTGATCTGCAGCGTGGTTTCGTCCCAGCCACCGCTAGCGCAGCTACCGAAATACTCGTAAAGCGTACGTTGCACAGCGCCACTGCTGGGCTCCCACAAGATGGTGGTGACCTTGGCAACCCAGAGCTTTTCCAACGCTTGCGTGGCCCACGCCCGTGTCATCTCGGTATTCGGTAGCTGCAGTGTCGCGTCAAGGTTGTCGCCCTGAAGCGTTGCAACTGCACCACCAAAGCCAAAGCCGAGAAACATGTAACCGCCAATGGTTTGACCGATGGCGTAATTTTGAAAGCGGAAGCTGGCGGCTTGGCCGGAAGGGCCAACATCAAGCCGGTGGCCGTAGGCAAATTCCATTAGAGACCAATGCGACGGCGATTGGCTGGGCTATTCCCCAGCGTACGAAGGGCGCGGCGTTCGCCTTGCACAGCACCTTGCTGCGCCGCTTGCGCCAGTCCACGCTGGAACTGGTCGCTGGTCACGTAGTCCACATTATTGATGCGCTCCACGCTGTAGCGAACATCGATGGGTTCCATCGGGCCGGCGCTGACTGCAGCGGCCTGGGCGGAACCACCTTCGCCAGCAATAACCGCGTCGCCGCGGACACCTTTTGAATAGCGAGCCATGGCGGCATTCATTTTACTGGCGGGGATGACGTATTCCGATTCACCGCCTTCGCCGATGATTGCATTGGTCGGACCGGTGACGAAACCGCCGTCGGCAAACAACCGAGCGGTAGTAAATGCACCTTCACCAAAAACAGAGCTTGTAGAGCTAAATGCTTTTGCACCAAGCCCTTCAGTTGCACCGCCAAACGAGAATCCGCCGCCACCACCCAAGGCGTTCAAGATAGTCTGGAAGGTGATCAGGGCAATCTGTTTGGCGATGATCTGAGTGGCCGCCTCAATAAAGGCATCGGCAATCTTTTTGAAGACCTCGGACAACGCTTGCTGGGCAGACTTGGCGCCGGTAATCACATCAGTGAAAGCTGTGCCAAACGCGTCACCAATGGCGTTAGCACCGTTAAGGGCTACGTTGATGGGGTTAGCTAGTTCCTGCAGTTGCTGCCTGAGTTCAGCGATTCTTGTTTCCCCTTCGCTGACTCGTAGATCAGGAAGCCCAAGATCAAAAGCGCCGGCACCGCCACGCAGATTGTCCTGAAGGTTCAGGCCAGCACGCTTGAAGAACTCAGCATTTTGCTCCTTGATTACAGCAAGGCGATTGCGCTCTAGCTCAATCAATGTTTCAACATTCAGATTATCCAGCTCTGCCGCAGTCTTAGTGACAATCGCCAAACGCTCCCGCTCATCGGTGACACCAATCAAAGACTTTTGCAGGTCGGCAACAATTTGCAATGTCTGCGATTCTGCTTTCAATCCAATCGCCGCCTCTTTGTTGCCTAGGTTTTCAACATCAGCGATCAAGAGTTTGTTGCTTAAAAGCTTCTGAGTTAGTTGCGACTCAATCTGCAGACCGCGAAGGCGCTGTTGCAATTGTTTTTCTTGCTGTGCAGCGCGCTCGGCTTCTCTTGCCGCGTCACTTCTGCCGGCCGTGCGACCTGCTCCAGCAGTACCACCTAGCAATGGGGGCAAAGCGCCGGCTGCACTCAACCTTGGTGCGGAAACACCTGCCCCAGCTCCCAATTCAGAAGCGACCAGCGATTTACGCAAACTATTTCTATAATCTTGAACCTCTTGATCAAATGGATTGGCAGAACGCAGGGCTCCAAACCTCGTGCGCGTCCGCTCGTTTGCTTGCTGAAAAGCTCTAGCCTCTGCCCCGAGCCGTGATGCATTATTTAACCGTTCAAGAAATGCATTGAGGCCATCAATTAGAAACTTAAATACCGGTTCAAAGAACTTGCCAATGTTTTGAGCTAATCGCTGAAACGAATCTTGTAGTGTGCTGAGCTTGCCGTTTAATGTGTCGCTCTGCGCAATTGCGCCATTGGCGTATTTACCACCGGCATCCGTGAGCTTGATGATGACTGCTTCAACAGCTTCGGCACTAATCCGGCCGCCTTCAAGTGCTTTTTGAAATTCTGCGCCGCTAAGTTTGTACTCTTCTTTTAGTACTTTCTGCAGGGCAACGCCGCGCTCTTGGAACTGCAGCAGTTCCTCACCTTGTAGCCGACCCTTTGCCTGAACTTGGCCGTAAGCAGTAACAAGACCTTGCAGTTCGGCTCCAGTGGCACCGCTTACATCGGCAAGCCGGCGGGTAGTGTCAACAACCTTATTTGTTTCAACGCCAAAAGCTTGCAACCGCTTAGCGGCGTCAATAAGCTCCGAGCTTGTGAATGGTGTTACCGCTCCAAGGTCCTGAAGCTGTTTAACAATTTCAGTTGCTTTTTGTACGCTTCCCGTTAATACCTGCAGGCTTCTGGTTTGACTTTCAATTTCAGCGGCTTGAACAAATACAAACCGAACCGCCTGAGCTGCCGCAAAAGCTGCCGCAAGTTTTCCTACTGCACCGCCAAGCCCACCGACTGCTTTTTCGGTCGCGTTTGCCTGTGACTGAACCTCACGCAGCTTCTGCGTCGCGCCACGGCTATCAACATTGATGGCAACGTTAGCTACGACAGACACGGCTTAACCCTGTTCTTACAAGCAAGTCTACCGGCGACGCTTCATCTGACGTTCTTGCTCTTCATTTTGTAGGTCAAAATACGCCGACCACATCATCAGTTCTTCTAGCGTCACCTCCTGATTGAGCCGCGCCAACGTATATCCCAGCTCTTTGGCGACGCCAAGCTGCAGCAACAGCAGATTGTCTTTCTTCAGCTCAGCCTTTACGGCTTTTCATGTCCAGCTCTTGACCTTCCTCGGGGTTGGTAATGATGGCCAGCATCAGCGCCTGCAGGTCGGCATCCATCACTTCGTTCTTCAGTTCCGCAATCTCACCCGCCTGGAACAAGCGCTGTCCTGCATCATCAACTGCTTTAGTCACCAGAAGGTTCAGAGCAAAGCCATTGGGGTCATCGCCTCCTGGCATCTTCTGCGCACGCTCACGCTCAGACATGGTTAACGGTGCAGCGTAAAACTCAAACACGTCGCCGTTAGCCAAGGTAACCACACGCTTGATTGGCGTCAGATTGGCTGCCTTTTTCAGGCGGGCAAGAGCTGACGATGCAGGCGCGGGCATAAAAATTAGATCGTTGTTATCACTTTAGGCATAAAAAAGCCTCCGGTGCAACCCAGAGGCCCGATCAACTCAACTAAGCGATCCTATCAAGCGGTAGTGCTGAAATCGAAGGTAGGAGTTGCGGTAGGACGGAAGGTAATCTCTACCTGTTGAGCGTCGTCAGGGTTGACGTTCTGAGTAGCGCTGATGATCACGGCATCGAGGGCAATGCTGCGGCTCAGGGCTTCAGTGCTCTGCTTGTCGGTATACAGCTTGAAGCCGCAACCAACCTGCTGACGCTGCACCACATCTTCAACCATACGGTTGGACAGGGCGCTGTCTTCGTTGGTCACGTAGATGGTGGCGGTGCCGGTGCCATCAGCAAAGCCGGGGATGTAGGCACGGAAGGGTGCATACTGGCCAGCGGTTTGACCAATGGTGGTCACGTCAATCTCGGCTCGGCTGATTTCAAAAGACCAGCTTTGCACCTGACCGATCGCAGCGAAGTCAGCGTAGAACACCTCAAACTCGTTGGGAGTTGCAGCGGTGCCATCGTCGGTGATATTGACGGCAGAGCCACCAGCGGTAGCTGATACCTGTAGTGCACCAGAGCTAGCGGTGTAGGCAATCACGTAGTAGGTGGTAGCAGCCGAGAGACCAGCGGGCAGGGTGCCTGTCCCAGCTTCACCTGTCTGACTGTTGACCAGACGGAACTTAACCGGATCGCCAACCTTGAAATTGAGGTAGGGCTCGGTAGTGATAGTTTCAGTAGAAACATTGACCCCAGACTCACCGAATGTACCGGTGGTTCCAGCGGGCTTGTAGTAAAGGGCGCCGGACGTACCGGACAAAACAGTGACAGCCATTTTTGTGAACGGTATTGGCTGAAATGATTCTAGCTTTGCTCGTAAGCCTCAAAAGTTATTACCACTTGCATCTGCGAAAACCCTTCCGGCGACGAGGGCTCAATGACTCGCGGACCATTTGCGGCGTCAAACTTTATATTTTCTAGCTGCAAACGTGAAAACAGGGTGATGCAACGCTGAGAGATTGTCAGACCAGCTCCGGGGCCACCACCACGCGGCGTGAAGATATTGAATACCAGTGTTCCATTGCGCCGATCAAAACCAGCGCCAGTGCCACGCGTAGACGTGGTAAGCATCGTCATGTAAGCAGAATCGCCCCAGATGATGCTCGTTTGTACCCAGCTCGCATTGTTGGGTGGCGTGAAGGGTACGTTTTGATAGGAAACCTGCAGCGCTGGCGAAGCGGCAAACTCCGTCGCAATGCGGTTTTCGATGTAGGCGCGGACGGTGTTAAGGCTCACGATGAACGACCAATGCGGTCCGCTTCTACGTTGACATAAGTTTGAATGTCTTTGGCGATTGAATCAACCCAGCCATCAGGCGCTTGCTTGCTGCGGCCACGGGCCAATGGTTCAGCGTAAATCAGGTTGTTGTGGATGCTGTAGACGTTCCCAACCTGCTCGTTGCCAAGGCTGTAGTTCACGGCATTGGGCGGAACGTTGCTTGGATATTGCCCTTCGCCCTGCCCTTCAAATGGCGCGGCATTTTGACCGATTGCCCAGCTAGCGCGAAAACGCCCAGTATCAACAGGACTTGCAAGCTTGAGCCTTTGATCTGCGGTCAAAACAGCAGCGGTAATCAGTTTGTTGTATTGCCCCTCAACGTATTTACCAATATCACCGATCCTTATTTGGCCAGCCATATCACTCCCTCAAAAACATTTCAAACACAATAGGCGTATTGTCCTGCTCAATCTTCCGCACCTCAACCACCTGCATGATCCGGCTTGATACGGTCACCTGATCTGAAATGGCCGGTTCGTAGGCAAGATCAGCAGCAGCGATAGTTAGCTTCTTATCAGTGCTCTTGATCAGATCGTTGATCTCCCGTTCGGTCACATCCTCCAACAAGCCACGTATCACCGATTCAGACGCAGTGGGTGTAGCAACGCCAGTGGTCGGGTTATAGGCGCCAGTCGTAATCCGCCGAATAGTCACCTGCCCGCCAAAGCGCAGCATTAGCTTGCTGGCCGTTTTGCGAAGTGAAGTAGCAAGTGCCATCAGAGTTTGTAGGCGAGACAGGCGCCATTTTGAAGCTTGATACTGGTGAAATAACCAGTCAGATGAGCGCCCGCGTCAATGGTCGCACCTGAAAAATTATTGTCGATCACATTGGTTGAAATGATCGAATCAACCGTGCTGTTTTTGTAAAAATCAATATGGCCAAATTTTCCAGTATGTACTGCAGTGTCTGTAATGACTTCCGCGCCAATCGAGTAGTCAATTACCGATGCGCCGCCTTTGGATTTTGCCATGACTAGATCTTGTAAGCGATGACAGCGCCAGATGATGCAAGCGTAAACGCAGTAAACACACCTTGCAACTCAAAGCCGGCAGTAAACGATTCGCCAATCAACGTGTTACCCGTGTAGTTCTGCGGCGTAATAGCCGTGAATGATGTGTTGTTTTTGGCGATAACAATCCGATTCCAGCGACCCGTTTTAGGCGTGGTGGTGTTTACAAAATCAGCACCAATGCTGTAGCTGGGATCGATTTCGTAGTTGCTGGCCATGATCAGATCTTGTAGGCGACGATTTTGCCGGAAGCCAGCGTCACGCTTGTGAAAACACCTTCAATCGAATCACCGGCGCCCAAGGGCACAGAGCTAAAGGTATTGCCGCTGGCGTTCTGGACTGTTGCGGTGCTGATCACGGCATCGGCTACTGCATACAGCTTGTAAAAGCGGCCAGTGTGGGCGGCAGTGTCGCTGATGTACTCAAAGCCAATGTTGTAGGAGTCGTTGTCGGCCATCATTAACTCCGTTTGATTGCAAAGTTACCCGGTCCACTGATTCTAAGCCCAGTCAGATACCGTTCAAAAATCGGCGGAACACGATCAGCTCCCGTGGCCATACTGCTGGCGCCTGCAGATTCAATGCGCAACGTACCGATCTGAACAGATCGATAATCCTCAATGCCGCTCAGGCTCAGGCCGTCTTTGTTGTTGTTCAGGTAAACGGCAAGCACAACCTGCGCCTTTTTGACCTGATCTGGGATTTCAGTATCGGTGAAATAGTCGGTTGTGATCCGAAACGGAAAGCCAACGGCATAAGTATTGATGTACGTATCAGGCTTGCGAACGCCGGTACGTGGCCATTGCAGCGACTGAGTATCCGTTGCTCGCGCTCCTAAAAAACGTTCGCGATCCAGGCGCTCGGTTGCGCTGTAGAGGGCGCGGTTCTTTTGATCAGTCGTAGCAGATGCCCATGCAATCACATCCTCATCTTCCACAAAGCCATCGACAATGGCCTGCGCATCAGCCAGCGTCAGATAGGAGTTTGCCGAGGCTGAACCAACCGTGGCGTTAATCGTGATTGGCATCGGTGGCCTCCGCCTTGGGCTTTACAGTGCGACGTTTTTTAGGCGCCGGTTCTTCTGTTTCAAGTTTAGGTGTGGGCTCTGCATTAGAAAAAGAGGCCCCAGCCGTAGCCAGAGCCTCACGTTCACGCAGTCGCCTGAAGGCGAACATTGCCATCAGGCAGCAGCAGCTTTGATCACTGCAAAGTTGAGCACCACAGCTTCACCAGCGGTAGAACCGACATTGGAAACAGTGATCTCAAAGCTACCGGCGGCAGTAGCGGTCACGAAGGGCAGGTACTTACCAGTGGTAGCGCCTGACTTTACGGACACGAGCACCACATCGGTGGCAGCAACTTCGCTGTTGGTAACCGTAAAGGAAACCTCGGCGTCGCCGGCCAGCGATGCGTTGTGCAGGGTGATGGCGCCGCAGGGCTTATTCAGCGTGACGCCAGTGGACTTACTGGTGGCCTGAGTAACAGCACCACCGTTACCGCTGACGTAGCCAATGGCCTTGCCGGCAGTTACTTCAAAAAGAGAAGCCATGGTTTGTTACTCCTATCAGTCGTAATTGGACGTGATCGAAGCACGCACGATTCCAATATTCTTGGTTTCGTACACCTTGCTCCAGTTACCCACGGTTGCCAGTTGAGCGCGAGTGGGGTTCGTGGTGGTCACGTTCCACTTTGCACCAACGGGGTGGTGGATGTAGTGCATGTCAACCGACATTGCATCACTCTTGGCGAGGATGTCGCGGTCAACTTCAGTGCGCATCGCAGCTTGCTCACCGGTGGCAATAGCGCCATTGGTGAAGAAGTAGGCAGCGTAAACACCAGCCGAATTGGTGATGTCGTCACTGACAATAATCCGGCATCCCATATACGTGGGAACGCGGTAATCGGCAGTGTAGGCAGAAGCAACAGAGCCACCGAATGCGTCAGGCATGGAGGTATCCGGGGTGATACCCAGATCCGAAGCCAGGACGTAGTCGATCGCCTTGCGCTCAACCAAGTCGTAGTAGCAAGCGCTGTGGAGGGCCACGGCACTCAGTTTCTCGCCTTGGTCGCCCAGGATGGCGCGGGCCTTAGACACCTGACGGGGGCCAAGTGCAGTAGCACCGCTGGTATCAAAACGCAGATCAGCGAAAGCAGGAGAATCGCCACCGGTCAGGGAGCCGAAAACACCTTCAAGGCACTTGTAAAGATCGACCTGCTGTTGGTTGGCAAGATACTCACCAACTTTGGCGCCGATAGCGGCCATGGGGTCCGAACCTGCAGCAAGAGCTGCGAGATCACGGGATTCCCAAGCACGCGCACGGTGCAGGATCACGCCAACTTGCTTATCGGCAACAAT